TAGGTAATTCTGTAGACTTTAGAACTATATGTCATTATGCAGAAATAGATCCTGAAATGGCTTGTAGAAAATTTACTGCTGCCATGAAGTTAGATCTATATACATTACGAGAAGATCAACATAAAGTGTTGAGTAAACCAAGAAAAAAATATAAACATAAAGGTAAATTTAGGTTAACATTTAATGAGCAAAGTTTGGAACAAACAGATTAAAGGTAATCACTACCAAAAATATAAAATTCAACCAAGTAAATTTGTAGTAGAAAACAAACTTTTATTTCCTGAAGGTTGTGCAATTAAATATATAATTAGACACCAGGACAAAGGTGGTAAAGATGATTTGCTTAAAGCAATACACTTTATTGAAATGATTATAGAGAGAGATTATAGTTAATTTAGTATAAGTTTTTTAATACTTTTACTACCATCTATATTAGACTCTAGTTCAGCCATAGATTTTATGCATTGGTAAACTATGTTATTATTTTTATTAGTACGCATAGCAATTCTTTTACCTTTAAGACAATCAGACATAGATACTTGTATTCTATGTTCTTTGATCTCTCCATTTATTATCATAAGTAAAGCTACTATTAATTCCATTAATGAGCTCCATTACCATTAGCTCTTACTTTATCTTTAAGATGTTCAATATCTTCTAATGCTTTATCTAATTGTGTTTTAAGAAATTCTATATTAACTTTGTTAGTCATATTCATTTCTTGTGTAGACTGTAGTTTCTCTACAGTTTTATATAAATCTTCTAATAAAAAATGTTGTTCCTGGTCAGTAGGTACTTGCTCAGATTTTTTAAGTAAATCGTTTTCAAATAATTCTCTTGATGTTTCAAGGCTAGTTAATCTAGCAGTAACTTCTGTATATGCAAATACGCCCATAGCAACTGCTGCTATAATCATAGCCATATTACGAATTGGCATACTTACAGATGTATCTTCACTAATTTTCATTTAGCAATCTTTCCTTTATTAATACCTTTTTTGATAACGTATTCTCTAGTACCAAACGCATTTGTTTGTACTTCTTTTTTTAGCTGCTTAAACAGCTGCATTTCTTTATCTTTATATTCTATTTTTTTTTTGTGTTCTTCTAATGATTTTGTGTCTCTCATCTTTAAACCTATTGTTTTTTTCCCAAAAAGGTAACATATGTCCTGAATTTTTATAACATTTTATACAAGAGTATTCGTTGTCTTTTATAGATACAAATGCTTCAGTCATGGTTATATCTTTATTACACCACTTACATTCACCTCTTATTTCAATCACTTTGGCTTACGCATTATGTCTGCACCTTTAAGACCATAAATTGCAGAAACTATTCCTATAAATATGGCTTGATACCAATATGGAAGTTCTTTAAAATATTCAAAGAACATATCTAATCTATTACGAATCTCAGGATCGTCAGTGAAGATAGAGTACACCAATACAAGAATAGGCAAAGATACAAGAACCAAGACAAATTCATCCTTCCAACCTTTATCATTACTCTCAATAACTTTCGCTTTATATTCAATTTGACCTGTACTCATTTTCTCAGCATGTCTCATTTGAGCATCTGACATTAATTGTTTAGTTTTTTGTTTGTTCTGGTATATATGACTAGCAGTCTTAACACCCATAGATAATAAATTAAACCACATTATTTAATACCTTTCTTTTTTTGTTTAGTTCTTAATATACTGACACGTTTGTGCCAACACCATATACTAATTTTAGATGCGTATTTTTCTACGAAGCTGTAGAATTTGTTGGTAAACCTTCCCATGCTTTGTACATCCCCTCTACTAACAGCTCATCATCGTATGGCTGCATACCATTTTCCATTTGTATAATTGCTTTTACTAATGGTAAATAATCTTCAATAGTATTGTTTAGTTCATCAGTAGGATTAACGCCAAGTTTTCTGCAAACAAATGCAATGTAAGCATCTGTATCATTTTCACTTGGTGGAGCCCATCTTTCAATGATACTTTCTACTGTAAATCTTTTATGGTGAAATCTGTATGTTAAAAGTATTTTAACTAATGCTCTAATACCCCATACAGCTTCTTTAAATACACAAAAAACTGGATCAGATTGTTCATCTGCCAGTCCATCCCAGTCAGTACCTAATTTAATATTGCCTGGATTTTTATTTCTTATACCTCTAGGTAATTTTTCTGTTCCATCTGCCATGTTTATCTAAAACCATTGGGATTAATATTGGTAATCCATCAATGATAACTCCTGTTCCTATTACTGGTCTAGACTTCTGTAATTTATTATATTCAAAAGCTAAACTTTTCATGTTAATTAAACATCCAACTTGCATACCCCAAAGTAGTTCATTAGGATTGCTCCAATAATCTATTTTGAATGATGTGTGATAGTGTCCTTGGACAGTACACATACCATATTGCTGTGCAACTTTTAGTACGTCTTTATATTTACCATGACAGAAGTAAATTTTTTGACCATTAGATGCTTTAATAACCAAATCTTCATGCCATGTCCAACCTTTGCCTACTCCAAGCATATGATTATATGACTTAAAGATCTCATGAGGTAACCCATGTCTAGTAGCTTTTCTAAAAACTAAGCTACCATGATTAGAATCCATTATATATTGCTTAGGAAATAGTTTTTCTAATTCTTTAAAAAACCTCTTAGCAACTACAAGCTCATGACTTGGCGAGTATAAACCAGGATGTGAATCGTGGAAGGATATACTATGCCAATCCATTTCATCACCTATGTTTACTACACAGTCAGGTTTATATTTTTCTTTGATTGCACTTAAAAAGTCAAGTGTATCTATATGATGATATGGTGCGTGTTGATCACTTATAACAAGTATTGATTTGCGAAGCATATTATACCTTTTACAAGTATTTGGCGAATATGTCTAGCAAACTAGGTACAACTTTATGCTGGTAGTTTTGGCGTTTCATATTGTTTGCAAATAAACCTTAAATAAATTTCGTGTTCATTTACATCTTGAGGACCAATTTCTTGTAATTTTTTTAATGATTCTTTATACCCTGCTTCTAAACAACTATACATATTAGTATGTTGTGTAGGCATAGGATATGGTGTCATACATTCACCTGCAACGTATGAACATATAAGCATCAATAAAGTAAATTTCATTACAAATGTTTAGTAATTAAAACTAAAACTTGTGCTAATACTCCAAGACCAATAGCAGTCAAAATCCAATTAATTTTGTCTATGCTTTTTTGTATATGTGATAAATGATTGTTTTCTATTGTATCAATTCTTTGATTAATAAGATCAATACAACCATGTATTTTAAGAATTTCTTCTTTATTTTCTGTGTGTCTACTCATTAGAATAATGTTTCGTAAGGAGACCTTACTAACCCTTTCGTTTTGTATTGTGTATATCTAGGCCCTTGGTATCTAGGGTGACCTAATTGCCCTAGTACAAAATCAACAGAAGTGTCTGCTGCTAAGTCTAAAGATAGACCATCTTTTAGCAAACCTTGTTCTACTGAAGCTGATGCTTGTTGTAGCCAAATAGGTAAAAATCTTTTACCTACATGACCTCCTATAGATAAACCTTTCTCAATAGCATCATCATCTTTTTTAGTGATGTTTGGACTCCATTTAGTAGTCAAGTATTTTTTATTAGTTAATACTTCTATTGTTGTTCTTGGTAAAGACCCAATCTTTTTAAGACCTGTAGATTGTGGATCTGTTATCCAATGGAAAGGTTCCATAAGTTGTTTAGAGAAGGTTAATACTTGACCATTCCCTAAGTCAATTCTAGTTGGATCTGTGTTTTCTAATATAGAGTGACCACTAAATATATAGTTAAGTGCAGATCCTGCAGCTGCATATGTAAGTGCAGCTCTTGCAAAATAATATTGATACATTCTTCTAAGACCTTCATCGCTTTCAAAAGCTGGTAAAGACTTAGCAATAATTCTTATGTTAGATATTGTCCAGTCAGGAGCAAACAATAACAATTGCATATATCCTCTAGATCCTGGACGTAATGTAGTTTGTGCTAATTGTTTAACCCAAGGTGTTCTTATTCTGTTCGCTACTTGTTCCCAGTTTTGTCCACCAAATGCATCATTAGTAAACTGTGCTGCTTTACTTGCTTTAGCATATATCTGACCTATTGTGTCGCCAGGCTTTATAACTAAAGTGTTTGGTACACCTTTTAATTTAGGTGAATCTAATACTTGTAAAAATGTATGTAGTTTAGCTGCAGTAAATACTCTATCCCATGTAATTCTATCAAACCATCTAAATACTTTTTCTGCTTGTCCACCAGAAGAAATACCAAAATGATTTTTAAAAAAAGTATCTATACCTCTTAAGTTATAATAAAATCTATCAAATCCTATATCTTCAGGAGTAGTTATTTGTAAACCTGCACCTTGTGCAAATCTTACTGGATCTTTATAACCTGCTACTTCTAATTGTTTAATAGCATCTGGAAACTCTGTAATCATTTTATTAGGATTATTAACCATCTCTAATAACTCAGGTTTTTTTCTAGGATCTAAAGTCTTTTTAATAAAGTTTAATTTGTTACCTGCAAATAACATACTTTCTACTAGAGCACCTGCGTGAAAGAATGAAAAACCAACAGCTAATCTTTTCATCATAAGGTTAGTTGTAAACAATGCACCCATAAATGCTTGTTCTTCAGTAGCATCAAATACCATACGTAATGATCTATGCATACCTTTGTGAACAAATACAGCTCCTTTACCTTCAAAGTAAGGATGTATAAATTCATCGTAGTCTGTCATGTCTACATTATTTTTTACAGATCTAAACATAAGAGCTTTATTATTAACTTTATGTTTTTCTAAATGTGTAAGTAAAGATCTAGTAGCTAATGCTTTAGATGCAGCAAAACCATATACTCTAACTAATTCAGATGGATCATCCATACCTGCACGTATTTTGTAATTTTTAACTAAACCTGCGTTTATGTCTGCAAATACACCACGTCTATTAAATTGGAATTTACCTGATGGCCCAGCTACTTGTTTATCAAACTCTGATGCAAATCTAAATGGTTGCTGTCTATGGTTATAATGATCCCACATTAAAGGTAAATAGTTAGCTCTTTGATTTGTAAATAACTGACTACCTTCTTCACCAAGAATTTTGTTATAATCTTTGAATATTTTTTCTACAGTTTTAGCAACTTCTAATTCTTTAGCTGTAAGTTTACTAGCTGGTATAACACCTAATTTTGGATCGTATTCAAATGTATCAGGATTTACACGAGCTTTAGTAATGTAATAAAATACTTTACGTCTAGAATCTATAGCGTCTGGTAATGCTTCTTTAATTTTATTAGATAAATTTTGAGCTGCAGTATTAATTTTAACTGTACCAAACTTCATAGCATCTAATGCTGATTCACCAGCTAATGCTACTTCAGTATCTACTTTACCAAAGTTTCTACCTAATATTTTAGCTGCACCATATATGGCTGCACCTGCTCCAAAGCCTTTAGCTGTTGCTACAAGTTTGTCATCTTCTGATGTAAGAAATTGTGCTGCTCCTACAACTCCACCAATTGCACTAGCTTTAACTGCAGTATTAACTGCCATATCCCAACCAGTTTCTATAGCTGGTCTCATTGCAGATGTAATTTCTGCTGCTACTGCATTAAATTTTACAGGATCTTCTAAGTCTTTAACTTCTTTTTTTAATTCTTTTAGTAGGTCATCTACACTTTTGTAGCTACCATTTTCTGTTTTTTCTATTAATTTTTTAGGATCTACACCATTGTTTTTTAATACTTTAGTTGTAGCACTATCTGTTCTAATCTTAGGTATACTAAGAGCTCTACTTGCTGCAGCACTCATACCTGCAAATCCTACAGATATAACAGCACCTGCTGTTGCACCTATAGTAGTTTCTATACTTGTTCTTTTAGGATCTAATGTTCTATCTTCTGATCCTTGCCATACTGTAGAAAATACAAAGGGTGTTGCTAGTGTGGCAAACGCACCTACTTTTAAATTAGCAACATTTTCTTGTTGAGCTAATTTTAATAACTTAGGTTTTTGCCTAGTCATAGTAAATGCTTTAGAATATTTTAATCTTAAACTATTAACTACACCTCTACCTAATGCACTCCAACCCATAGGCATAAACAATAAATATGGATCTGCCATCATCATGTTTACAAGTTCAGCACCAAACATTTTAGGATTGGCTTTCATCATATTCTTAACTTCTTTAAGATCTATGCTCATTGGCCCTTCATCTAACAAATAACCAAAACGACTCATTACTCGTTCTGCTTCTTGGTAGAATTTACCACCCTGTTTATCTGGATTGTTTCTTAAATATTCGTATGCTTCTTGAGCTTGTTTCTTTTTAGTGTTACCTGAGATCCATTGATACAATGATGCAGGTAATGATTCTTCTCTCCAAAGATCTATTGGATTCTTTAAAGACTGAAAAAACCCAGGCGTACTATCTTTAATGGGTTCTTGTAATCCATCTCCGATATTACGTACTGGGTCTTTTAGTTTAAATTCATTAAGATT